TATTAAATGCCTTTGTGTTTTTAGATGACATAATCTAAGATATATATGTTTATTAAGTTGAAAATCCAAATTTATGCTTTAAAATAATTGTATGTTCACACTACACGAAGAAACTGACCCACCTATCATATGGGCTGAAAATTTTCTTCCAAGAGCCGTCGTCGACTCTATTTTTAAGGAAATGGTTGACATTAAACAGTATTTTGGAACACCAGTTTGGAAGTTTGGAGATGGAGCAACAAAACTTCAAGACACTTCTACAGATGGTGAAACAACAAAAAATAACCTTAACCACTTGTGCTGGGGTAGCGATATTTGGTTGCCAAGTAATAATATACCAGCAGGTTACACCCTAAACAATCTTGATAAGTTTTTCTTCCATCAAGGTATTCTTAAGTTTATGGGTCAATGTAAGAATAGAGAATTTCAATTAGGTGCTCGTTATGGTTTAAATGGTAGAACCCATATTATTAGTTACGGCAATGGTGGTTATTATAACTGGCATTCAGATGACGGGGTTTACGGACAATCAATTAATGGCAAAGAAATAGCTATGACACCCATCTTTACAATGTCGTATACCCTTGTTAAGGATGAATCTCTACTCAAGGGTGGTAGTCAGCTATTTATGCATGAGGGTAAATGTTATGAATACCCTCTTAAAAATAATTTCTTATGCATCTTCCCAGCTAGATTACATCATGCTTGCTCAGAAGTAATCTGTGATGCAGATATGCCTTGGGAAAATAATCGCTTTAACCTTCAAATATGGACTTGTCAAGATGATAGAAACTAAAATTGGGCTTGGTATTATTACCTGTAACAGACCTGTTTTTCTTAAACAGGTACTTAAAACAATACCTTTTAATAGGGTTGATGAGGTTGTTATAATTGATGATGGTTCACAAGGGTCTGCTGACCCTATTAGTCCACATAGAAATTTAACATATTTAAAGAACGAGAAGAATATTGGGGTGGGTCGTAGCAAGAACAGAGCTATTCTTAATTTGCTTAACAAAGACTGCACTGACATCTTTTTAATTGAGGATGATATTTTTATTAAAAACCCTAACGTCTTTGATGAATATATTAAAGCGAGTAAAGATTCTGGTATTAAACACTTGATGTTTGGTTATCATGGGCCAGCTAATAAACAGGATAAGAAACCAAACCCTAGATTTGTAGTTGAATACAGCTCTACAAAACTCGCATTCAACCCTAATTGTGTAGGGGGCTTCTGTTACTACAGCAGGGATCTCCTGATGAGAATAGGTTTGTTTGATGAGACCTTTGTTAATGCTTGGGAACATGTAGAACACAGTTATAGAGCCGTTCTACACGGCTATCTACCAGCCTATTGGTGGTGGCCAGATATTGCTGACTCTAGTGATTATCTTGAAGAGCTGGCTTGTTCTGAGAACGATTCAACTATCCGGCCAAGATCAGATTGGAAAAAGAACATACAAGATGGAGCAAAGTATTTCAGCTCCATATATGGAGAATCTCCAGTATCTATACCTGATACTAAACAGGAGAATGTTATAAAGCGATTAAAGGACATTAAAACTAAAACTCTATGGACATCGACGTTGTAATTTTAAGCAAGACCTCAACAGAGAAATTATTTGAGATTTTAAGAGAAACTGTAACATCTCTTCATAATTCTGAAACAAATTTTAAATTTAATGTTATTATAGTAGAGTCTAATAAAAAAATTAAAGAAATGTTCGGTAATAGAATTTATGAGATTAAGGCTAAATTTGTAATACCACCTTTACTTGTTTTTAATTATAATTTGTTTTTAAATATTGGGTTACGGGAAACCAAAAGCGATTTTGTATTAATATCAAATAACGATGTAATTTATTTTAAAGACTGGTTTACAGAAATTAAAAAACAATTCGATAAAGATTCAAGTCTACTTTCTGCTAGTCCAACAGATATGAGATGGGAGAGACACTCTCTAGAACATTTTGACGGTAAAGAACAAATATATATTGGCAATAGAGTTTCTAAAGAGTTTACAGGTTGGAGCTTTGTTTTAAATAGAGCTGTTTTTAACTGGATTGGAAGTTTTGATGAAAGATTTGATTTTTATTATCAAGACGATGATTGGGTACAATTGTATAGAATGTTTAATATTAAACATGGATTAGTTTACAATTCAAAAGTTCGCCACTTGCTGAGTCAATCCCATGAGATTGTAGAGAAAGGGAATGACCTTATTAACATGAATAAGCAGCATGTAAAGTATAAGACGAAATGGGATAATTTAAAAGGAAATAAAATGTATAAAAGATTAAGCATACTCATATGCACAATTAACGGTAGAGAGAATTATCTGGAAAGATTGACTCAAAGACTAAGAAATCAAGTAACCCCTGAAGTAGAGGTTCTTGTAGCCAAAGATAATAGAGAAGAAAAAATCGGTATAAAAAGAAACAATCTTATTCACCAGGCAGTTGGAGAATATATTGTTTTTATTGATGATGATGATTGGGTTTGTGAAAACTATGTAAGTAGAATTCTTAAAGCTACAGACTCTAAGCCAGATGTTGTTGGTTTTAATAGCGTCATAACTTTCAATGGAGTTGAATCGAGAAGAGTTGAGATTTCTCTCAATCACAGAAACTGGAGTCATAAAAATGGAGAAATAAATGGCAAACAGCAACCTGTAATTTATTACAGGTGCCCCAACCATTTAACTCCTATCAAAGCCAGCATAGCTAGACAAATCATGTTTCCAGAATTAAATGATCAAGAAGATAGATTTTTCTCCTTAGCCATACCTTCTTTTGCAAACACAGAAGTCTACATTGATGATTACATGTATTTTTACGATTGTAGAGACCCAAAGCGTTATGATGTGCCGCTTGAAACTCTTTTAGAAGAATTAAAATCTGAAAAAGAAATCGTTGAAAGAGCAGAGAGAACAGCTATACTATAAGTATGATTGTAAAAAATATTCCGATCTACGATGGCAATCTGATCCATAAACGATTTGCATATAAATACTTCCGGGACCGTACTTTACCGATCGGTAACATCATCGCGTTTCGGGCACCGATGCATGTTGAAGCTGAGGGCATGATTGATACTGAAGATATATTAAATAATGACTACATATACAGTGATGACGCAGTTAATTTCTGTTGGGAAATACCTAAGATTGACGACTTTGGAGCTGTATCGTTCCAGCGTTTGTTTAATACTCAGATTGCTAATATACTCACAACCATTATCAATAAGCCTATTGAGGTTGACGGGGATGATTTAATTGTGCATGCTGAGCATAACCAACACGGAATCATTCAAACAAAGGGTAAGTCTAGTGTCAGTATCACTCACTTGGTGAATGGAGCAGCTCTAGGTCACACAGCTATTAATATTGTGGCTGGCAAGAAGGCTCCCGCCTTCGCTTATTCGACTAATATGACTCATGAACAGGTTAACGATTTTATGCAGAAAGTTGTGGAGACTTTCTATAAGATGACTGACGATATTTTTATTGCTACTAGTAAGGTCATCTAATGACTATTTTTGATATTATAACTAATATCACTACGTTAAAAAAGAAAGCTGATATTTCTGTTGAAGAAGAACGGGAGTATCAGTTTTTTCTTATTAACCGGTGGTTGAGTATGCACAGTGGTGAGATCGCAACAATTATTAACAACACATCTAATCGGTATTGGATGTGTATGTCTAAAGATGAGCAGAATAAATTTCTTTTAAATGTTATACCTCGAATGAGATACAAACGGATCGAATATATAAAAAAGATAAAAAAAGAAAAGACTAAAGAAGATGAAAATTTAGAATTACTCGCTCGTAATCTGGAGCTATCTCAAAGAGAAATTAAACTATACAAGGAACATGAATAGTTTGCAAAAACTATATTCTGGGCCATTGAAAAATAATTAAAAATAGCTATATACCGTATGGTACCAACGCTTCCTACTAACGTCCCAGTTCCAGTTCATATGCAAAGAACGAGTGCATTAAACTTTGATAAGCATGCTAGTGATACATTCACGCTTATTGATGATTTCGTTCTCGAAAACGTTCTAGATAATATCATTCTTGTACGCTACGTAGACACTCCTGATAGTAATCAGACTGTGATGAGAAATGGTATTCTTGTACCAATCGATCATACCAAGGCAGCCTGGAGAATTGGGCAAATTATCCTTGCTGGGCCAGGTTGTAAGTTTCTTAAGATTGGGGACTTTGTTTGCTTTCCAAACGACAAAGGTATTCCAGTCTCTAATGTTGCAGTCAAAGGTATTGGCAAAATTAAGCAGTCCATCTTCTTGGATGAGACTCGTATTTTCGGTGTGTGCTCTAAAGCAGAAGAGCCAGCAACTACATTAATCGATAAGTAATTAGGTGAAAGTTAGTCTAAACCAACTAAAACTCCTTCTTCAGCAAAACGTAGTAGAACTCAAGTTCGCCAGGCGCAGACCGCAGCCTGGCGAACCTCTTTTTAGAAGAATGCTTTGCACTAATAGCTATTCTCTTCTCAACAGCACCAAAGGTAGAGTTGGTTTAAATTATAGACCACCCAACCAACAGCTAGACTATAACCCTGACTTAAAAGGCTTAGTTGTTACCTGGGATATTTTTGAGCAAGATTATAGACAAATAAATGTAGCAGCCTGTCAAGTTGTCGCCACAATAAAAGCTAATGACGAGTTTTGGAAATATTATAATGAGAAGCTGGCATTTATGACAGAAAAACAGAAAATTGACTTTATGAGAATTTAGTGTAATTATTATTTGTGATAGATAGTCTTATACTAGAACAAAAGCTGCATAAACACTTTCAAAAAAACATAAAAATAGTTTTAAATGAAAAGGTTATAAGAACAGGTAAGTTTATCTTATTTGCCCCGAAGGAATATTATTTAGTTTTTTGCATATCGTTTAATAATAAAAACAAATATTTAGAAATTCCATTGCCTTTCAGAATGATGGAGACTCCTACTGGGCTATTATTTGACTATAAAGTTGAGCTTTTGACAGACGATATCACTCTAAAAATTAAGGTAGAAGAATACTTCAAACTTTATAAATCCAAATTTCTGAACAATAAGCTTGCTTTTCATTTCTTCTGACTCTATACTCAACGTAGTGAAACAGAAAGACATCCTATCAGCATTTCCTAGTAACCACACCCCTCGTGAACAGCAGGTAGCTGTATTAAAGAAGATTGAAAAGTTTCTTAGAGGGGATAAAAAGTTTCTTATTTTATGCGCACCTACAGGTTCAGGTAAATCGTACATCTCTCGCACAGTAGCTAACTTAACAGACTCTTGCAGCAAAGACTTTAAAGACTTTGTTGATGCCTATTCCATCTATCAAATGGATCAATCTGGAGATTTTTCGAATCAAGAAGAAATTGATAAGCAGAAGCCATTTGGTTCCATGGTGTTGACTATCTCTAAGAATCTTCAGAATCAATACAAAGAGTTTTTTGATGATTCTGATATTCTCAAAGGCAAGTCTAACTACCAATGTACCATTGATGAGACTAAGGATGTTGAAATCGCTCCATGTGTTGTTGTTGGAAAGATTAAAGAAGATTGTTGGAAGAAATGTATTTGTCCGTACTACGAAGCTCGGAATCGAGTTGTTACTAGCAACTTTGGTATTCTTAACTATAGTATGTTTCTGGCCTTACCAGACCAGCTGAAGCGCAAAGAGCTTTTAATTTGTGATGAGGCTGCAGAGCTGGAGGATGAGTTGGTGAAGCGCTTTGGGTTTGATATTAGTTACGACAGGTTGGGTCAACTTGGTGTGCATACCCAGAAGCTTGCTACTGATGTACCTAATCGAGTCATTGAGTGGCTTACTAATCTTTTGAGCTCCATTGAAGAACAGATCAAGGCTCTTACTGAGAAGCGTAACAAGAGAGAGCTTACTGAGACTCAGCAGAATAAATTGCGCGGGCTAAATAACATCTTGCATTCAGTTAAAACTGTAACAGGTCATTGGAATGATTGTAAGTATGTTATTGAAAAGTCTGCTACAGGAGTTGTATTGTCTCCTCTGAAAGTAGATAAGCTTTCAAGTCATATATTTGATCATGGGCAAAAGATTATTCTGATGTCTGCGACAATTATTGATCCTGTTAACTTTGCTAAGAGCCTTGGTATTACAGATTATGAGTATATTGAAAGCCCTTCTTCTTTTGACCCGAAGAAAGCTCCAATATATGTTCATACTAAGTATAAGCTGAATCATGCTAACCTTGAGCAGAACTTGCCTCATGTATGTAAGATTACGGAAGAACTAGTCGATAAGTATAAAAACGATAAAGGTATTATTCATACTCATTCGTTTAAAATTACTGAATATGTAAAAGCTAAGTTTGATACTCATGGTGATCGAATGCTGTATCGTACTCAAGGCAAGACTAACGAAGATATTGTCAAGGAGCATACTGAGTCTAGTAAGCCTACTGTACTAGTATCTCCTTCGCTTACTCATGGGGTGGATCTAAAGGATGAATTGGCTCGATTTCAGATTGTATTAAAATTACCTTACTTGCCGCTGGGCTCTAAGCGCATTGAAACTCTGTTTAAGCTGGACCCAGACTGGTATGAAAATAAAATGCTGAGCAGTCTTGTTCAGGCTTGTGGGCGCGGAATTAGAACTGAACAAGATCATTGTGATACGTACATCCTGGATGGTACGATTAAGTTTGTGTTAATGAAGTGTAAGCATAAACTACCTCAACATTTTATTCAGAGGTTTCAATAACGTAATTAGCTAAATCTGCTGTAGTCATATTCTGTTTGGCGTAACTGTATAGTTCTTCTAAGAGTTCATAATACTCTGGAGGCACTTTACAGTTTTTCGCATATTCATTTGTCTTTAAGATAAGCTTTTTTGGCCAGTTTGATAATGTATTTCTGGGACAGCTTTCTAAGTCTATAAAATAGGGTATGCACCTATTACCTAAAATTTCATAATGTCTTAAGCAATCCCAACCACCCTTCTTAAATGTTACTCCAAAATATGATTTTTGATAGTCTTCATAGTAGCTTTGCTCTGTTTTAAAAATATAAGTTTCAGGCTTACCAGGGTACACAGTACCAAATAATTTTGTTTTTTGTGTATTAGAACCTGTATGTAAAATAGAATCTGGTATGGCCATTGATATAGGCTTTATATCAGACCTCTCAAAGTATAGCTCTCTTTTAAAGTAGGTGCCTTTTTCTGCTACTGATTCTAATATTAACTCATGATCATCCCCATCAATCATGATAATATCTTTTTTGCTGTAGACTTGCTCAACCTGTTGTAAGAACATTTGATCTCTCCAAATAGAAGAGTAGAGGATTTTATCATAAAAGTGATTCAGAATTTTTTGTTTAACACCCTCTGCAAAATCTATAATAGGTCCTTTAATAACTTTGCCACAAACAGTAAAACCAGGCACTTTAACAACTCCTTCCCATTTGCTGTTAACAATAAATTTATCGTCCCAGCCAATGCCAGCCATTAAGTGAAATGGGGCTGCATAAGTATACAGCTCCACATCTTTATTATCTGCTAGACCCAGGTACAGCATATTAGATAAATAGTCAGGTTGAGCAAAATTGTTGATAAATAAAACTTTCAACATATAAAAGCATAACAATTTATAAATATCTGTGTGAGAGATCAACCATTCTATTTTGAAATAAAAGATCTGATTACGCAATTCGTTGCTGCCTTTAACTCTGTAGTTATAAATCGATATGATAAAAACAGAGAACCTGATGCAAAAAAGCTTAGAGTTTCCTATGTATATGCCCCGAAGCAAAGAGTGATTCAAGACTTAGTTAACAAGTCAATGCATCTTACTTTACCGGTAATAGCAGTAACAATTGGTGGTATTCAAAGAGATAGTTCCAGAGTATTCAATAAGATCTTAGGTTCTTTCTATGCCAATAGTGGAGCAGGATCAACTGACTTCTTACCACAACCAGTACCAATTAACATAACTGTTAACATGAGTATATTGACCAAATACCAAACAGATATGGATCAAATACTTAGTAATTTTATTCCTTACAGTAACCCATATGTAATAATATCTTGGAAAATACCATCTGCTTTCGTTCAGGTGCCACAAGAAATAAGAACAGAGGTGTTATGGTCTGATAATATCAGCATGGTTTACCCTACAGATGTTGACAGTTCAACCCCTTATAGAGTATCTGCAGATACTTCCTTTACAATTAAAGGTTGGTTATTTCCTAAAAGTCAAGAGCCTGCTAATAACATTTTTGTTATCGATACAAACTTTATACCTGTTTCAGGTTTTGAAATTGAATAAAATATGCAAACAGAAACTATAACAATATCTGCCTTCCCGATAATTAATTATATCAGACCCGCAAGCGTCGGAGTAAACGCAACTAATAGAGAGGTTAATATAACGGGTAATTTTTTATTTGTTGACACAATATATCTAAGCGCAGCAAACAATTTAAATTTTAATACCCTTTCTACAGTTTATGTGGACTATTTTACTCCAACTGTTTTGTTTAATTTAGGGTATTTAACAACAACTGTGAGAAATCTTTCAGCATTGTATCCTCCATTTTCAGGCGCAATACTTCCAACATGGAGAAAAGTAAATGATAGTAACATTGTTTTAACTTTACCCCCATTGAGTAATTTTAGCGATAATGATGCCATTAAAATAATAACTAAAAATGGTTCTGGGTATTATAATCAAAAAGGAATTACAGTATAGAGTTGGCCATAATTAATTCAAAAGCATAAATAATTTTATGGCAATTGATGGTTCATCAAAAAACGACACAATGGGTCAGGTAATGAATATGATCTATTCAAAGCTCCCTTACTCTTCCCCTTTGAATAATGTCGACCCGTTAGATGTAATTAACCCTAAGTACAAGCTGTTTTACGGCATGGGCTCTAATAAAGCTCAGATGTTGAACCGACAAGCCATCTCTACACCCAAGATGGATACTCACCCCATGGGTGGTATTACCATTGATAAGAATTACAGCCAGTTCATGTATGCCAACGTCGACTTTGATAAAACAAGACGTTTGCTGGAATACAGAATCATGGCTCAGTTTGCTGAAGTAGCTGACGCTCTGGATGAAATTTGTGACGCATTTCTTAACAAAGATGAACATAATGAAATGGTGAAGCTGAATCTTCGTAACTTTCAACATGACGAAAAGGTTACAACCATAATCAATAAAGAGCTACAAAATTTTTTACACAAGTTG